CGTACATCGGGGCCTCAGACTCGACCAGGTCGATGATCTGGTTCAGGATCGGAGTCGGGACGACGCTTCCGCTGTTCGCGGTCGTGTGGGTGAAGGCTGCACGCTCTTCCTCGGTCATCTCGCCGAGCAGATGCACGCCGTCGCGGACGCAGAGGTTTTTCAGCCATGCGGACCGATACTCCGGAGAGTCTGCGTCATAGCTGCGCTCCTCGCGCTCTGCGGTCTGCGGGCGGCCGACGACGCGGCCGGCACCGGCGGCGATGCTGTTGCGGATCTCGGTCCGGGCAGCGTTTGCGGCTCTGGCGCTGCGCTCTTCGGCGATGGCCTGAGCCTCTTTGCGGAGCTCTTCCAGATTGGCGCCGTCCTTCGTCATCTCCTGAAGGATTTCCTTCGCCCTGGCTTCGAGCTGTTCTGCGGTGTAATTGGTGAAGTCGTACATGATTTTTCTCCTTTTCTCAAGTTTTTATTATTTCGGCCTACGCACCGGCGAGCAGCTGACGGATCTCCCCTTGCAGCCGGTTCGCCTTCTGACGTTCTTCAGCGCGGAGCCGCTCCTGCTCCCGCAGGCCTTCGATCGCTCCGTCGGCGGCGCTGCGTGCTGAGATGTCGGTTGCCTCATTGGCCGGGATTGAGACGGCCGACACGTCGTATAGTTTCGATATTGATTCGATCGTGCGGAGGACCGTCGTCACATTATGTTCGTGATCCTCTTCGATCACTTCCCGTTTGTCCTTTCCCGCCAGGAAGCGGAAGGACATGCGGTCGGTATATCCGCCCTTGATCTCCTCGTAAAGCTGGCGGCCGAGTTCCGTGCCGCCGAGGTGCGCTCTGATTTTCAGACCGTGGTCATCGGTGGACAGCTCGAGGGTTTTGTTTCTCGTTCTGGCCATCACGCGGCCGCTGTGGTCGTACTGGAAAATAACGTCTGCCATGTCGCAGTTGTCGAAGGCGTGCCGGTCGACCTGCTCTCGGACGATGTAATCGCCGAAGTTGTACAGCTCATACGGCTGGTTGAACGTCGTCGCGTATCCCTCGACGATCAGATCGTTCTCGCCCTCCGTCCGGAGTTCGATGTTTGAGATTGCGATATTTCTGTATTCCTGGCCCGCGTCCAGCCGCTCCAGGAGCTTTTTCTTGTCTATCATTCCGTTTTCTCCTTCCCGGCCTTCGCGGCCTTGATCGCTTCACGTTCCTGTTCCGAGAGGTATTCCCCGCGGATGTAGTATTTCTGGCCGAGGCCGTCCGGCAGCGGCGCCATCTGGAGGATCTCGCGGCCCTCATCCGGTGACAGCATCATTCGGTCGAAGAGTTCCTTGATCGTGTTTACCTTGTCCTGTATCTTCGCAAACTGCAGCCGGTTTGCGGAGAAGGTGATGTCGTTTCCGAGCGCCTGTTCCCGCTCTGAGAAAAACATCGACGTCAGGGCCAGATGCATCTGCAGGGCAAAAACCTCAACCTTCCCCTCGTAGAATGCTGACCAGATCGCTTCGTCCCATTCGTTCCGGAGGATCTTCTCATTCGTTCCGAAGTAGTCGTGAACGTTGCCCTTGATCAGGGCCATCTGATCCGCGTCGACGACAAACGGCTTTGATTCGAGTTGCTTCACGTCGGCATACTTCGTGTCGATCAGCAGGACGCCGCCGTTGTTCTCGGCAGACAGGTTCGTCTTCCGGAAGCGCTGCCGCTCCTTCTCGATGTCCTCATCCCGGAGTGAACTGCCCAGCTTCGCCAGGAATCGAATTGCGGCCGACTGCTTGATGCCGTTTTCAATGCCCTGATTCTCCACGTCGATCAGATCCAGCGTCGGAATCAGCGGGGCGTTTGTCTCCGGAAAGAAATCGTTTTTGTACTGCATTTTCAGCAGCACGCCGCAGCGGCTGTATTCTATCGCCACATGCTTTCCGTTGCCGAACTGGTACCGGAGGAAGAGTTCCCCGGATGCGTTCTCTACGAGCTCGCAGGCGCTCGGCACAAGCGGGAAGGCTCCGACCGTTCTGCCGTTCTCGGCCATGAGAGGCGCGATGAAGCAGGCGTTATCAACCTCGAGGATCGTTGCCGCCCTGTAAAGGAACTGCTGCGTGTTCTGCCACGGGTTCATCTGCAGCTGAAGTCGCCGGTCGATCCTGGATCCCTGTGGGCCGCTGGCGTGCGGTTTCAGCTTGGAACAGTGCGTCGCGATCGCGTGGATTGCCGCTCTTGTCTCCATCGCCTCATAGATGCCGCCGGAGCGTGTATAAAAAACCGGATTGTATGCAGTCAGGGTCTCGAAGTATCCGCGGACCGCCTGATCCCTCGAACCGCTGCCGAAAATCTTCTCAAACAGTCCCAAAGTATCACCTCAGATCAGATTCATGTAGTCGTTCTGTTTATCGCTGTAGACGACGAACGCGTCCAGCATGGCCGCCGTTCCGTCGATGCGTTTTGTCGGCCGCGTCGTCTTGTGCGGCTGTATGTTCCCGTTTTTGTCCTGCTCGATCGCGGTGTTTGCGAGGCACCACTTGTCGATTGGATTGTTGTTGTAGATGATCCGCTTCGCCCGGAGCTCCGAGCCCATGACGCCCATCGGGTTCGAGAGGGTTTTCTTTCCCTGGTGGACGGCGATCATCGATTCCCCGCCGAGCATCATCTTCATGTCCTCGACCCAGTATGCAGCACTCCATGAGTCATAGCCGACCCACAGCACATAGATGTCCATTTCTTCGCGGACTCTCCGGAACCACTCCGTCACGTTGTCCTTGTGGACCTTGCCGCCCTCGCAGACGGTCAGCAGGCCGCGTTCCAGCCATTTGTCGTATGGCACATGGTCTTCCTTGACGTGCTTTTCCAGGACCTCCGACGGGAGGAAGTACATTGAGAGCCGGAAGAGGTAGCCCGGAGCCTCCGGCACCGCAAACAGAACCGTCGCGTTTGTGAGGTCCGTCGTCTGTGACAGGTCCGCGCCTCCGATGCCGTATCGCGGATACGAGAGGATCCGCTCTTCACCGTCGTGCATCCAGATCAGCTTCTTGTTTTCGATGTCGAGCCGGAAGGTGTCCGTGTTGTTCAGTTCCTCAAAGGTCAGCCACGCCTCGGAGGTTGTCTCCCGGATGTTGAATTCCTTGCAGACAAGGTTCTTCACGAGATCCGGGTTTGACTTCGCCCGCTCGACCTTTTCCGTGAGCGTCCGGATGTTCTTGATCGTGCCGAGGCCCGGGTTCGCTTTCTTCCAGCATTTCGGGTCCGTCCATTCCTCGCGCTTGTCGAGCTCGTAGATCACCGGCAGGAAGCGTTCGTCGTGGTATCCCTCCGGATCGTTCCAGCCGTTGATCACGTTCTCGGCTTCGTCGTACTTGAAGTCGTATATGTCCTCGCGGATCGTGCCGGCTGTCGATGTCATGAAGATCATCGGCTGTTCTCTGGCCGTGATGCCATCCGCGACGATGTCATAAAGGGCCCTCCCGTTCTGCCATTGGTGGATTTCGTCCATCAGAGCGCAGTGTACGTTCAGGCCGTCGAGGCTGTTGCTGTCGCTGGCCAGCGGTTTGAATGTTCCGTCGTTTTCGTCGAAGGCCAGCTCCCCGACGAGTGCCCTGATCCGCTTCGACAGGCTCGGCGATTTCTTGATCATCCGCTTTGCTTCGTTCCAGATGATTTTCGCCTGGTCTCTCTTCGTTGCGACAGCATAAACTTCCGGGCCGGCCTCACCGTCTGCGGTGAGCATGTAGTTTCCGACCACGGAAGCAATCAGGCTTTTTCCGTTTTTCTTTGCGACGATCAGCAGGACCGTCTGATACTGCCGGAGGCCGTCTTCATCGATGAAGCCGAAGGCAGCCGCGAGCAGCGCCTTTTCCCAGAGTTCCAGGCGGACCAGCTGGCCGCCGAATTTGCCCTTGCTGTGCCGGCAGTAGTTCTCGGCGAATTCGAGGACGTGGTTTGCCCTGGCCGGACTGTAGTGATACTTTCCCGGGTTCCGGATCTTGTCCGCGAGATGCGCGTACAGCTTCCGTATCTTCGCGCAGGCGACCTCCTCGCCGCTCTCGATCTTCTCCCAGTATTCGAGAATCGGATTGTATGTGATCGGGTACCGGCGGAACGTCACTCGCCATCACGTCCGATCACAAATTCCTCGAAGCCGTCATCCTGCTGCTTCTGCGCCTGCTCCTGCGGGAGCATGTCGTGCAGCTGCTTCATGATCTTCTGGTATGATGTGTTCATCGTGTTGTATGTCTGGCCCTGCGGGCGGGCCCGATCATAGGGCTCGACCTTCTCCGACTGCTGGAAGGGCTCCGTCCATCCGTTTTCCTTCAGGTCGGCTTCCAGGTCCTCGAGCTCGACGCGCATGAAGGCGGCTCTCTCGATCAGGCCGACGGTCAGCTTTTTCTTCTTCTCCGGAAGTTCCTTGAAGAGTCGCGTCAGTCGGTTCTTCTCTCCGCGAATGCGTTCTTCTTTTGTCTTGATCCGCTTTTCTTCGGCCATGATTTCCACCTGATTTTCTCATGCGCACGGGCGTGAATTTAATCAAAGAACTCAGCCGCTTTTCGGCAGGGGGGTCTCGTGCGCGTCCTGCGTATTCTCCGAATCTGGGGGCTGCGGTACAGAGCGAGCCCGGCCGAGATCATCGACCGGGGGGAGGTCGGCGCGGCTCGCGATCGATCACGTCGATCACGTTGCCGTCGTCGTCGAACGAAACGCGACGGTCCGCAGGCTGGAAGACGCCGTGCTCTTTGTTGTGGCACTCGAGGCAGACATACTCGAGCAGCTCATGGTTCAGGCTGATCGTCGGGTCCTTGATGTTCTCCGGCGTCAGTTCGATCTTGTGGTGGACGATGTAGCCGAGGCGATCATGGCAGTGCTGACACAGCCCGCCGTCGATCGCCTGGCGTTCTCGTATGAATGATTCCCGGCACGCCATCCACGCGGGCCGGTTGTAAAACCTGTCAGTGAAGTCTTTCATGATTCTCCGATGGTATCATGATAAGCCGGAAATGAAATGCTTTGGCGCCAAATCATTTCAGTCCGAGTTCCCGCTCTACGATGTCGAAGAAGTCCCGCTGCCATCGCTGGGCAGTCCGGAAGGATACGAAACACTTCTGAGCCGCTCCGTGCAGGTTGTGGCTCTGGCGGAAATACACGAGCCGGATGATCTCGTTCCTCCAGTGGCCGGCGCCGTCTCTCGATCTGGCTGTGGCGCGGATCGCTTTCGAGACTGCATCGAACTGTCTCTGCCTTGCCGGGTCCAGCTCCCGAAGCGCGGTCTTCTCGGTTGATCTTCCCGGGCCTGATCCTCCGCCGGTCGAGTTGTAGCGCGGTGTCACGGCCGCACGGTGCAGCTCTTCGACCTCCCGCTTCATTGCCGGATAGTTCCGGAGAATGTTCTGGACTGATGGCCACCACGGATCCCTTCCTCTGTTCATGCCCTTCGCCTCCCTCTCTTCGGCAGGATGATCTGTCCGCCTCTCACCTTCGGCGGAGTCTTCCAGACGCAGCGCTGATACTTCCCGATCACACGATCATCTTCGTCTCTGGTCTCTTCGATATCCTTCACGATCGCGCCATAGTCCGGCTTGAGATCTTCCACGTCATCCACTTCGACGGGTTCGGTGTAGATTGGCCGGGCCATCCCTCGTGAGCAGTGATACGCGTTCTCACCGGACGGCCTGCCCTTCACGTTCGCGATCATATACGCAGCGATCTTCGTATAATCTCCCTCGTCGTTCAGATCCTTCACGATCACGGTTCCCGGTCCTCCGAACTCCGGCCAGATCTTCCGGGCCAGTTCCACAGCATCCGATGGGATGACAAGATGCTCATGCAGTCTGGCCGGAGCCTGACGGTGCGGGCTCCAGTTTGCCGTGATCGATACAGCCGGCAGGGCGGAGCCGCTTTCCTTCCGGTATTCCCTGCGGAGCTTCCGGATGAACTTCACGAGGATCGCGTCCGCTGTCTCGTATGCGAGGTCGACCGGATAATGGTCCTCGTCATACTTCAGGGTGAGAAAACCGTCTCCCACTCCGAAGTTGCAGTTGATCAGGCGGGCGAGCTTCTTGATTCGTTCCCTCTCATTGGCGGCAAGCTTCTTCAGGGACGAGGATCCCGCCTTCCGGGTTCCCCTCGGCTTCTTGTAGGTCGGCCCGATCGAGAGCCAGCTTCGCCTGGTCTCGACTGTCCTCCCGGAGATGATCTTGTATTCCATCAGTCGTCTCATGTCCTCCCGCTCCCGTTTCTTTCAGTTGGTTCTAATCTTAGCCGCTAAAAGGTCCCGAAAGAAACGCGTGCGCGTGCGCGTACCTGCGTTTCCTATAAGACTTTCAGCTTTCAAGGTTCGCCGCTCGGGTTCTCAAGCTCGGGCAGGAAGGATCCCTCCTGCCCTGGATTCAGAATCCGCGCATTTCCTCATCCGGCAGCTCGTACAAATCTTGAGCTACTCGGATCTCGACGCGCTGCCGCGTCATGATCGGCTTCAGCTTGCGGCACATTTCCTCCGCCACCGTTGCATACTTCTTCTTTTTGTATTCCGGCAGCTCCCTGACCGTATCCTCGACCGTATCCAGAGCCGCCAGAACCATCGGCAGGTCAGATGGATGAGCCGCGTTGACCACCTCCATCAGCTCATCCGTATAATGCTTCATGCCCTCGTAAAGAGCATTAGCCCGCTCGACTCCGTAGGAGCTGACCGCCTCCCGGAGGTAGCATCTTGCCGTATCCTTCATTGTTTTCTCCAGCTTATCTATATTTCATATAGTCGTGCTGTACATCCGTGTCGTCTACGTAAATGTACAGCTGCGTCGTGGTGATCTTCACGTGGCCGAGGATCTTCTGCACACGTTCGATCGGCATTCCCGCTTTCATCAGGTTCGTGGCCAGCGTGCGGCGGAACCGGTGCGGGTGCACGCCCTCTACGCCCGACTGTTTGCTGATCTTCGTCAGGATCCTTCTAATTCCGCCCGGCGTCAGGCGGTCGCTTCCTTTACCGATGAACAGCGCCGGCAGATCGTCTTTCCGCTCATCCACGTATCGTCTAACCAGCATCTTCTGAACGCCGGCCAGGTAGACGATTCGCTCTTTCGAGCCTTTTCCTGTCACACGGAGCCGGTCCCTGTCCCATTCGATGTCAGCGATGTCTACTGCAGCTGCTTCGGCCACGCGGCAGCCTGTCGCCTCCAGGAAGGCAATGATCGCCTTGTCCCTCGTGCTGGTTGCCGCCTCATCGATCAGCCGAAGCTCGGTGTCCGTAAACGGCAGCCTCATAACGTTGGGTCTCTTGATCGGCATAATCCGGTCCATCTGGCTTTTTGAAATCAATTCCTCGTTCTTCATCCATGTGAAGAACGCGTTGAACGCGTGCCTGTCGTTGTCAAGCGTAACCTGTGAAATCCCACGTTCCCGCTCTGCCTGCATGAATGCCATGATGTGCTCCGCTCTCATTTTCCGGAACGGGACTCCCGTGAATTCGAGCAGGATCTTCATTTTCCGCTTTTTCCCGTAGATCGTGCCGGGAGCGCAGCCCCGGACCTCAAGCTGCATGAGATAGAATTCAAGCAGCTGCCCCGAGTCCAGATCTTCGCCCATCTGACCGACTGAGTGAATGTCGAAATCAATCAGAACATCGTCCGCAATCGTCAAAATCCGCTCCATGTCGTTCGCCGGAACGACATCTCCGAGCCTCTGACGCAGCGTGTCAAGATAAATGCGTTTGTCAATGGTGCTCATATCCGCTCCTCCTTTCGGATCGGTGCGGATGCCGGATCTCTGTCCGTACGCCGCATCACGGTGCGGCCTTAATCCGCGGTTGTATCATTCCTCCTGTTCCTGATCCCGCCAGTTGCCCTTGTATCTGGCTCTGTGATCTTTCTTTTCCGGCAGGGCTTCCTTCTGCCGCCGTGCCATTTCGCGTCGGAATGCCCTCATGGTCTTACTCTCCGCGCTGTACTTTTTACAGGTTGCCGTCTTAAAGCACTTCGGGCAGATCATAACCCGCGGCCCGCCCACCTGCGTCAGATAGTACGGATTCTCCGGATGCCGCTCGGTATCCATCTTCTCCGCGCAGCTGTCGCAGAGCGTCATATAAATATCTGTATCTTTCATTTTTTCTCCGCTTTCTTTTGACTTCCCTGCCAGTTTGGTGGAAGGCCGTTCTCCTTTCGCCATGCGGCCACCGTGCTGTGGTAGCATCCGAGGCGCATCCCGATCTCGGAGTCGCTCATTCCTTGCCTGTAGTATTCTCGCATCTTGTCTCGGTCGTATTTTGGCAGTTTTCGCTGATCGTTGGCCTTGAGATTATGGTACTGCCGCCAGGCTCTGACCGTCCCGAGCTTTGTGCCCGTCCGCTCTGCGATTGTCTGGTCACTTTCTCCCGCCCGATACAGCTCTTCCCGGAGCACCTGCATCTCTTTGACCAGTCTTTTCTTCATCCGGTTGGCCTCCAGGCCTTCCCGCACTCTCCAGTTGTAGATGGTGGTATCGGATTTTCCGATCGCTCTGGCGATCTCCACGTCGGTCAATCCCTGATCATAGAGCTTCCGCGCTTCCGCGGCGTCAAATGGCCGCCTGCGAAAATTGCTTCTCAGGCCCCGCTCTTGTCTCCACTTGGCCACCTTGTAGTATTGGGTGTTTGCCTGTATCGCAATCTGCGTGTCCGAAAGCCCCCGACTATACCATTTCCCGATTTCCCTGGCCTCCGCCTCGCTCACCTTCGGAACGAACTTCTTCGTTTCTCCCTTTTTCTTTTTCTTCAGTACCGTCCTGAACTTCGTTTCCGCCAGGACCGACTGCAGCGGTTTTTCGCTCTCTCCCCTTTTCCTGTAGAACGGGCACATTTTCCCCTGCGCGATGGTCAGGACTTCTTCCGAATCGCTCGGCAGCTGCAGCGTCTTGGCAATCTGTGCAACCTTTGAGTGCCCTGTTTTCGAGAGGTAGTCGCAGATCCCCAGCGTATGTCCGCTCATATAGATGCACTTTTTTCTTTCACACATCCTCATTCCTCCAAAAAGAATTCCGCGTTGCAGCTGTAGCAGTGGCGGTACCATTGTCCGTGATACCTGGCCAGTTCCCCGATCGGTCCGCCGCCGTATCGATATTTTCTCTTCTCTGACAGTGGGCCGCCACAATGAGGGCACGGGATCGGCTTCCACAGTTTTTTGTTTTCACAGCTGCAAATCCATCGTGCGCAGTTGTCACAGGTCTTCCAGCTGTCGTCCATCACCCTGCCTCCTGTTTCATCCAGTCGAGCCAATATGCCTCAAGCTTCCTGACTGGTACATCTTCGCAATTTGGTGGGAAATCACCATCTGTTGACGCCAGAAGCTCTGCCAGCTCTTCATCCGTCATAGTGCGGATGCGGTCGGCATTTGTAATGGGCTGTGCTTGAAGATGGTCAAACCATTGTCTCATTCGGAACACCGGAATGAATTCGGCACCGTTAGAAAGCGCATGATCACTGTCAACAACTTTGTACTGCTCAATAAATTCTTCAACGGTGTCCGGAAATAACATCATTTCGCCAGCCATTACTCGCCCTCCTCGCTTGCCGGGATGACAGTGGGAGCCGCCGCAATCGCATCGCATAACATTTCCCAATCTTCGTATGTTGCATATTTGACTGACGTATTTGCCAGATACCACGGCAACGCGTCCAGATCGCCAAGCCGCCCATGCGGTTCAGGGACTTCGATGAGAGGGCACCAGTCCGGTCTTGTGGATGACTCGGCGTAGTCCTTGTCATTTGTCACCGCCCATCGTTTCCCTCTGGTGATGTCACATCCCCTGAAAGTGTTGAACATGTCATAATGCGCGAAGGGGCACATTGGGCAATCCTTCGGCATCTCCAAATTGACGTAGAATCCCATGCTCATTCCCCCTTGCCTTGCATCACGCTGCGGTGTATATCACATGCTTTCCGCATACCGCAGAAGAAGCAAGTCTGACCTCTTGTAAGAGCCATGCAGCGGTTAAACAGGACCCGAAGCATGGCTTTCTGGTCCGGAGCATCCTCGGCTTCTTCTGTCACTTCAATCTTCCTGAGAGCCTGAAGTTCTCTTATGGGAACTACATACTCGCGTAGATCGCGGGAAAAGACTTTTCTATCCATCGCATCATCGAAACAAATGGTTTTCATGTTTCCTCCTTCGGCGGCTCTGGAAGCGGCATCCAGTACGTGATACAAGCCAAATATTGCTTCCTTTCCCAGCATTCAAGCCATACATTACCGTTATATACGGCAACAGTCGCAAATCCAGTGCCGTCCTTACCATATCCTTCATTGCATACAAGGACTTCCTCATCAATGTTATCCGGCAACCGCTCCGTCACCGGAATCCAGTTTTGCTTTGTAACCTCCGCTTCATAAGCTTCTGATATCATTTGATATGCCTTGTTCGTAGACTCTATGGCATTGGCGGCTTCGTCAAGCGTTTTATTTAGCGCCCATCCGCTATGAGATCGCAGCCGCTTTACCAGCTCTTCATACATCAGGCACCTCCGGTTCCAGCCTCGCCACCTGGTTCTTCAAGAGCGTGACCGCTCCTCTCTTCAACTTCTCCCCGGTTTCCGGATCCCGCTCGTTGACTTCGCGCAGAGCTTCCATCATCCGGTTGAAATCGTTCTGGACCTGCGTAAACCAGACGCCAAACTTGGCCACGTCCGCGCTGGACGCCTTCAGTTTCCGCTGCGCCTCTTCCAGCTCGGCGCGGATCCGCGCCGCCTCGGCTTCCGCTGCGGCGATTTTCGTGTCCGCGTCGCTGCCGGTGGTCTCTGCCTCCTTCACCAGCATGTCCCGCTCTTTTTTGAGAGCTTCAAGTTTTTCGTGCAGTTCCTTCAGAGTCTTGTCGTGCTCCCGGTTGAGCTTGTTCGCCTGTTTCACCGCCTCGGCCTCGGCCTTTTCCCTGGCTTCCTTTGCCGCTGCGGCGATGGCCTCTTCGTCCCGGACCGTCTCCACGGCCACCTCATGTGGCCGGTTTTCAAGCTCTTTGTTGAGTTTTGCCAGTTCCGCGATCTGGGCCTTGGCCTCAGCAAGCATCTGATCCTGCGTTTTCAGCAGGTCTTCCGCCTCCATCTTTGCCCGGATAGCGTCATCGCCGCGGTTCCGCTCGCCCTCGATGTCCTTCTGCAGGGCTTCGACCTGCGCTTCCCGCTCCCGGATCTTTTCTTCCAGTTCTCGGACGGAAATATGCTCCGCGTCGACCTGCTCGGCGAAGTCGATTCTGTCACTTTCCGGCACGGAAAGCAGGGCCAAAGCCTTTGAAATCGGCAAATTTCCCAACGTTGGTGAATTTGTTTCCGGTCCGAAAAGTCCCTGCTGCGAGGCTCCGTACTCATCGAAAAGTTTCATGTACCGCTGCGCCGAGGAATTGGAGAACTCCGTCTCCCGCTCCAGCCACGGAAGCCACTCCCCGTGATTGAGCATTTCCTTTGCCTCGACCAGCCTGCGCCCGATTTCGATGCCACAGAGCAGCGAAATCCGCCGCCCTGTGTCCACATACATCCGAATCTCCGCGCCGATCAGCTCCGGCGTCCGCTTCTCCTGTAGCATTTCGCTATGATCTCTTATCATTTCGCTAAGATTCTCACTCATACAGCTTTAACCTCCACTTTGCTTTCT